TTTAAATATGACCATAGTAAGCCAACCGGATGTTACGGTTAATATTGTTCCAGCTACTACCGACATTTCCAACGAACCGCAGCGTATTCTGTTTGTTGGCCAAATGCTGGATGCTGGTAATGAAACGCCAGGCACCCTTATTGAAAATCTTTTGAATGATAATTCAGAAGGTGCTAAGTTTGGTGCTCGGTCGCAACTCGCAGGGATGATTCGAGAGGCGAAAAAACTCAACAAAGTGACGATAATGGATGCTATCGCGCTTGATGATGATGATTATGCTGATGCTGCTGATGGTAATGTAACTTTCACTGGCACAGCAACTGAAGCTGGAACTATTAAGGTATCAATTGGCTCGAAAGTTAATCATGAATTCACAATCAGTGTGGATTATGATGATACGGCTGATGATATTGGTGCTGCTTTGGCTGCTGCGATGCCCAATGATGGTGATTTGCCTGCTACTGGTTCAAATAGCTCTGGTGATGTTACTATCACTGCTGCTAATGCTGGCGCTGTTGGCAACTCAATTGGCATCAAGGTAACTGGCAATGTACCTGGAATCAGTTATACAGTAACTGCTATGAGTGGCGGAGCTACTGATCCTGATGTTGAGGATATTTTTGACCTTATTGGTGACAAGCGTTATCAGACTATCGTTTGGCCTTATGATAATTATGATGAGGCCAAAGATTTTCTTGATGCTCGGTTTAACGTGTCCAATAATGTGTTGGATGGCGTTGCTGTGGTATCAAAAACTGATAGCTTGGCCAATCACCTTTCTGATATTGGTGCTCTCAATAGCCAGTCTGTTATCGTTGATTGCGATAAAACTGTTAATGACAGCGCCTATAAAGGCCCGTCACTGCTGGAAATTCCTTATATTAAGGCAGCCCAGATCGGTGCAATTCGCGCTCTAAGGAGAACTGAAGGCGCCAATATCAGCCGTTTCGTCATTACTCGAAATGGTGCTTTGGATTCCTTTGGTGGTCCTGCTATTTCTTCAAAGCCTTATTTCAATACGCCGATGCCGAATCTGCCTATCATCGATACTGGCAAAGGCTGGAAAACGAATGAGGTTGAGCAGATCAAAGGTGCTGGCGGCTTTGTTATGGGTAATAACACTGCTGCCAATAGCATTATCTTTGGAGAGGTTCTCACAACCTATAAAACGGATTCAGCTGGCAACACTGATGAGACTTTTAAGTATCTCAACTATGTTGATACTGCTTCTGCTTCAAGGGAATACTTCTTCAATAACTTGAAGGCGCAGTTTGCACAGTCACGATTGACTTTGGGCGATCTTGTCCCTGGCCGTGATATGGCAAATGAGAATAGTATCGCTGCTTACGCAACCAAGCTTTACAGCGATCTATCTGGACAAGATTATGTCCTGACGCAATCAGGCGAAGATGCTCTGGTATTCTTCAAAAATAATCTATCAGTCTCCATTGATTTGCAGACTGGTACAGCAACCATCTTGATGAGAGTACCGATTGTTACTCAGCTGAGAACTATTGTTGCAACCTTCAAGATTGAATTTTCAACCAATGGTTAATGGAGTCTGAAGATGATACCTATTGCCAATCCACAAGTAACTGTTAACAATGAGCCTGTTGTTATCGTTCCCAATACTTGTGCTTATACAGAAGGTAAAGGGGAACAGAACGTAAGAGCAGGTTCAGCTGGCGGCGGTCAGGTTGTTCAAGTTGTGACCGAGAACGTTGAATCAAATTTCTCAATGGTCAAATTTGAGATTTATCCTGACCCTGAAAGCATTGAGCTTGCTCGAAGCTGGAAGTCAAACCGTAATCAGAATGTTGTCACGGTTTCTGGCACTAACCCAGAAGGCAAGTCAATCAGGCGCACATTTAATCAGGCCATTATTACGAACAACTATGAAGTTGCTCTTGGCTCTGATACTACAGTGTCTCTTGAATTTCAATCACAACCTGCGGTGTAATATGGAGTATCAATTAAAAGGAAATCTTGAATATGCCAGAAAGGGTGATACTGCTAAAGCAATGTTCATTCAGTGTAATGAATTTACTGCTAAGCATCTTAGTCATACTGCTCCAATTAAGCAGATGTGCTTACGTGCCTTTAATGACATCTCTGAAGGATATAGTGATGAGCAAATAAAGCAAGCACAAGAGTCTACGAAAGAAACTGAGACTACAGGAAGTGATCTCATGCAGGCTCTTTATATGTCTAATGAAGATGTTTCAAAGTTCTTTATTTATATGAAAGAACTTTTAACGTCTGAAAATATCGCTTTTGTTGATGGCGAAGTTAAGTTGACTAAGCCTATCTTTGATAATCTCAGCCAAGAAGATGTTGAAGGAGTTTGTGGCGAATACGTCATGACTTTTATTCTAGCCTCTGTGCTGAGGGATTCACAGAGGCAAAATTAAAGGATAAGATTTGGGATGCTGTTCTATTCTTTGAAGGCGGTTTGGATTATCACAAGCTTATTGAAAGTCCATTTTCAACTGTTATAGAAGCAATAGAACAGGCCCAAAGATTAACCAAAGAGAGACAACAGCAGATTAACAGAGCAAACAATAGTAAATGAGCTTCCAAGTATCATATACTTTTCTGGCCCTCAATAAATTCTCTGCAACAGCAAGGAGAATTAAGAGGGATACTGTTGATCTCAAAAATAAAATAAGAGACCAAGGACGAGCTGCTGTAGAAGCAACTGCTGGTTGGAGAAAATTTAACCAAGCAGTATCTAATGCTGGCAAAAGGATGACGCTTTTTGCTTCTGTCCCTATTGCTTTTGGCTTTAAAAAGATGATTGATATGGCATCGGATGCCACAGAAACAGCCAATAAGTTTAAGGAAGTATTCAAAGGGATAGAGAGCGAAAGAGGCCAAGCAGTTGCTGGCTTGGCTAATGATTTTAAGCTTGCAAATAGTACATCACAGGAATTATTATCAAATACTGGTGATTTGCTTGTTGGTCTTGGCCTCAATCGTGAGGAAGCATTAAAATTATCAGATAGTGTCGTCAGGCTTTCTGCTGATGTTGCTTCTTTTAAGAATGTTCAAGGTGGTACTGAACGTGCTGCTATCTCTCTCACTAAGGCTCTTCTTGGTGAAAGAGATATGCTTAAGGAAACTTTTAAAACTGCTGTTTTAGAAGAAGAAGTCAAAAAAAGAGCTGTACAAATAGCAACTAAAAGAAGGGGATTAACAGAACAGCAGGCTAAGGCGCTTGCTACGTTGGCTATTGTTACTGAAAGAAATAAAGATGCTGTTGGTGACTTTTCAAGAACTCAAGATCAATATGCCAACCAAACTCGAATCAACCAAGAGCTTACCAAACAAATGGCAGAGTCATTTGGTAAGCTTTTATTGCCTGTTGCAATAAAGGTACGCAAAGGGTTGATAAGTTTAACTGAAAAAATAAATAATTTATCACCCAGAATAAAAAAGATCATACTCATTGTTCTTGCTGTAATTGCTGTTATGGGGCCATTGCTTCTTATAATAAGCACATTAAGTACAGCATTTGTTGGCCTAACAATAGCAGCAGGAGCTTTAGGGGTTTCTATAAGCGCAATGCTTTTGCCAATATTAGCCATAGGCGCTGGTATTGCTATTGTTATAGCAGTTATAATGAATTTGGATAAGCTTAAAAAGAAATTTAGTGAAATGTCGCCTAAAGCAAAGGCGGCATTAACAATAGCATTCTTTCCATTAATCTTAGCCATAAAGGCTATGAAAACAGTATGGAATTTGATGGCCAAACTAAAACCGGTATTTGTTGATATAGCATCAAAAATAAAGGATTTGTTTGATAAAATAACTTCAATACCAGCAATCTCTGGTATGCTGAAAAAGATTGGTGATTTTGGTGGTGAGATGCTATTTGGAAGTAAAATAGATGTTGGTGGAGATATAAGTAAAACCAGCCAAAATGAAACTGAAATAAATGTAAATGTTAAAGGAGAGCCAGGTACAGTAGCATCTGCTGCAGCCAAAAATAAAAGTGGTAATGCAAATGTTGGTCTTAATTTTCTTGAGGCTTATTATTAATGATATTTGAAAATTTAAAGCCTGGTAAATATAAAGGGGTCGACTTCTGGATCAGAACGTCTGCTATAACTGGTGGTCGCAAAACTCAAAAACATGAGTTCCCTAATTCTGATAAGCAGACTATTGAAGACTTTGGTTTAAAGCCAAAAAGCCACAGAGTAACAGCATTTATTTTTTGGCCCAATTATTTCCAAAAACGTGATGCTTTAATTAGGGCTCTTGATGAAGGCGGCGCTGGTGTTTTAACGCATCCATTTTACGGAGATATACCAAATATCTCTGCTGTTGATTATACTATTAATGAAGATTTATCTGAGCTTGGAGAGGCCAAGTTTCAAATATCTTTTGAGGTAGATGATGATACTGGTCTACCAAAGCAAGAACTTGATGTAATAGGAAATATAGAAACAACAAGAGAAACCCTATCATCAGCAGCACAAGAAAATATATCAAATAATTTTCTTGTGACCAATAAATTTCAGAATAACTTTCAAGAGGCTAGGCAAAAGCTTCTTGAATTAAATAACAAGGTTAGAAAAGAAACTAGCTTTGTTTTTAAAGTGCAAGATGGAGCCAATGAATTTAATGCACTTTTATCAGATGCCACAAATAATGTTAATGAGCTGGTTACTAAACCAGCAAATTTAGCAACAAGCATAGTAAGTATGTTTGATTCAATAGATTCCTTATATGTTAATATAAAGGATTCTTTTGATGTTTATAAAAGATTCAATGATTTTGGCGAGAGTGATATAAGCCTTGATATAACGACTGCAGGATTACAACAGCGCCAGAAGAATAATGATGTAATAAACTCATCAGTAAAAGCAATGTCGCTTGGTTACCAATATCAGAATGCAGCCAAGCTTGAGTTTGATACTGTTGAGGAAATTGAATTAGTTGAATCAGATATTGAATCAAACTATCAATTATTAATTGATCAGCCACAATTGAGTGGCGATATGATATCAACATTAAAAGATTTAAGATCAGTAACATCAAGGTTTTTCAAAAATGAAAAGCTTAATGTTGATAAAGTTACTGATATTAGAACGCCAATTTTACCAGCAAGAATTATAGCATATCAATATTATGCTGATAGTTCTATAGGCAAAAGGATAGCAAATCTTAATCTTATAAATGATCCATCATTTGTTGAAGGCACTATAAGAGTATTTACTGAATGATTACAATTGCTATAAATGGTGTTAATTATTCACTGTTTGAGTCAGCTACTGCAACCAAACAGCTTGATGCTGCGAGTGGATCATTTAGATTTCAAGCTGTAAAAACCAAAACCAATTTAACTTTCCCAATTAAAAAAGGCGATAGATGTGAAATCTATGCTGATGGTAATAAAATAATAACTGGCTTTGTTGAAAGGGTATCTGGATCAGCCAGTTCAAATAACCACCAAATAACGATTGAGGGCAGGGATAAGACTGCTGATTTTATTGACTCTACTATTGATGTTATAACTTTTAATCCTCCAATAAGCTTGAAGAAGGCTATTGAAAAAGTGATACAACAAATTGGAGCCAATATATCTGTTATTGACAAGGTTGGCCCGCCCGACTTTAAAAATTCTGAAGATTTACCATCATCAGAAGTTGGAGATAATGCCTTTGAATTTGTATCAAAGCTTGCACAGAAAAAGCAAGTATTATTGACTTGCGATGGTAATGGTAATCTGGTTATCGATAGATCAACTGGTACTAGAATAAATGCACAAATAAGGCACCAAATAAATTCAGAAAATAATAACGTAACCAGTTCATCTTGGGATTTTAATGATGAAAAAAGATTCTCAAGGTATAAAGCAGTAACGCAAATGAATATGCTTGCTGGTGAATATGCTGGGGATATATCATCAGAGGATTTAACTGATCAACAGAGCAATGTTGTTATAGATTCTGCAATAAGAAGGTCAAGGCAATTTATATTCCAGACTGAGAATTTGTCTGGTGAACAGTCTGCTAATGAAAGGACTAAATGGGAGGCCAATGTAAGGAAAACTAAAGGCCAAATATATAGCTGCACATTGCCTGACTTTTATGTTGATGGAGTCTTTCTTGTGCCAAATTTATTGATGAGAGTCATTGATGATTTTGCTGACATAAATGATTTGATGCTTCTTAATAGCATACAGTATGATTATGATGGCAATAATGGCTCTGAGTGCTTATTAAACTTTGTTAATAAGAATTCATACAAAGTAGCTCTTTCTGAACCACAGGAAGAAGAAGTTGGTAACGTATTTGCAAATGCTTAGAAAACTGCGAAATTTGATAAAGATTGCTAGAATAACACTATCATCAAAAGATGATGGTAAGTATTCAATACAGCAAATAAATTATATGGGCAAGACTACTCCTTGCCTTGTTGTGTTCCCTTATGGTATGCATGCAAATCTACCGCTTGATTGCCTTGGAACTATTTTAAGCTGTAATGCTGATGAAGGCAATCTACATATGTTCCCGCATTTATCAGAGGAAAGGATAAAAGGATTAAAGCCTGGCGAGGTAATATTTTTTCACCCAAAAACAAAATCATATAACCATTATAAAAATAATGGCGACATTGATGTTTTTGCAAAAGGTGATTATATACTAAACTGTAATAATTACAATATAACTGCAAAGCAAAATATAAATTTAAA